GTGCAGCAGTGGTTGCGCAAGTTCTCGCTGATGGAGCTGATGACTGCGATCGATGAGGCGGCATCCAAGCGCGTGATCGAGAGCATTGACGATGCCACCGCGTTCATCTCGCTGATACCGAAGATTGCCACGATGAACCGAAAGCCGGCCACCGAGCGCCGTTTGTACTACATCCGCGGCATCGTTCGGCGTCGCATGTACTGCAATGAGAACCAGGTCTTTCCTTTGATGCGCGAAGCCTTGGAGGCGGGCGCGGATCTTGAGTGGATCGAAGAGCTTGCAAAGTCCGCGTGCAACTGGACTGAGTTCAAGCAAGAGCTGACTGAGGCTGCGCAATGATCGATGCACGCATCAGCGTTGGCCTGCCCGCTCACCCCAAGACCAAGAAGTTGATCCGCAGGGTAGGCGAGGGCGGCGCATGGCGTCTTGTGTGCCTGTTCCTGTGGGTCGCGCAATCCCGCCCCGATGGCGACCTCGCCGGCATGACTGGTGAGGACGTTGAACTTGCCGCTGACTGGCAAGGAGAGGAGGGCGCCTTCATCAAAGCGCTGATCGAGGTCGGCTTTGTCGATGGCGAAGAAGGCGCTTACTCGATCCACGACTGGGAAGAACACAACCCCTGGGCTGCCGGCGCAGATGCGCGCTCCGAGAAGGCGAAGTGGCTTGCGCTGTGCAAGCACCATGGACGCTCGAAGGCTGCTGAGATGATGCCGGAGTTCGCGTCGCGCCTGCGTGGAGACGCTGAAAGCAAGCGTGATGCACGCGCAGACGATGCTAGTAGCAGTGCTGAATGCAGTAGTGCAGCACCGTGCAGACCTGCTACTAGCATGCGCGTAGCAGAAAATAGCAGTGCACCGTCTCCGTCTCCGTCTCCGTCTCCGTCTCCGTCTCCGTCTCCGTCTCCGTCTCCGTCTCCGTCTCCGTCTCCGTCTCCGTCTCCGTCGACAAGCGAACAACCCTCTGTCCGCGCCGAGCAGCAAGAGGGCTCGCCCGCCGAACTGCTCCCTGCCGTCGCTGACGCGACGCCGCCCCCAAAGGCGCCCCGTGCCGAAACCGCACTGCAGGTCGCCTGCCGCGAAACCTGGGGGGCGTACTGCCAGGCCTACGCGGCCCGCTACGGCGCAGCACCGGTGCGCGCCGCAAAGCAAAGCTCCCAGGTCAAGCAGATCGTGCAGGCCCTTGGCGCCGAGGAGGCGCCGCAGGTTGCCGCCTGGTTCGTCGAACACCCGGCGCAGTGGTACGTCACGAAGGGTCACGACATCGGCCTGCTGCTGAGCGACCTCACGAAGCTGCGCACCGAGTGGGCGACCGGCAGGGTCGTCACCTCGACCGCCGCCCGCCACTCCGACCGACGCGGCGCAATGGCCTCTGCGCTGCAAAACCTGCTTGCCGAGTGCGAGGGGGGCCAGCAATGAACCCGAACGTCCTGAGGGCCGTCGCGGTGACGGCAGAGCTGACCGGCGCAGAGCTCTCCGAGGCGGCGCTGCGCGTCATGGCTGGCGACCTGGACGCCTACCCCGAGGCCGCGGTGATCCGCGCGCTGGACCGCTGCCGCAAGGAGCTGAAGTCGCGCCTGACGCTGGCTGCCGTGCTCGAACGCATCGAAGAGCAGGATGGCCGCCCTGGCTCCGACGAGGCGTGGGCAATCGCGATCGGCGCGCTGGACGAGGCCGACACCGTGGTCTGGACCGACGAGATGGCCGAGGCGTTTGCGGTTGCGCGGCCGGTACTCGAGGCTCGCGACAAAGTCGGGGCACGGGTCGCATTCCGCGATGCCTACGAGCGGCTGGTGCGCGAGGGCAGGGAGGCCGGCAAGGGCTGCAAGTGGGTCGCGTCAATCGGCCACGACGCCAGCCGGCGCGATGCGGCGCTCACGCAAGCGGTGCAGCGCGGGCGCATTGCCGGCGAATCGGTGGCGCACCTGCTGGCAGCCCCGCAGGGCGACGGCGCAGTGACGGCCGCGCTGCTGCAAGGACGGCCGCAAGCGCTGCTCGAGGCGCCGGACCTGACCGAGAGCGAGCGCGAGACGAACCTGCGCGGACTGGCAAAGCTGCGGGCGCACTTGGCGGAACTCGATCGTGCCGCGGAGGCCCGGCACGTCGCGCACGAGGCCTGGATGCGCGAACACGCCGAAGAGGTCAAGCGCCGCAAGGCCGAGATGGCGGCGAAGGTCGACGAACTGCTGCAGGAGCGTGCGCGATGAGCCTGCAGTCGCTTTCCGGAAAGCCTGAAGACTTCACCGCCTGGGCCAAGATCCCGCCGGCGGGTGGCGTTCGCGGCTCGCGCTGGGAACAGAACCTGCTCGAGCTCGCCGAGGCCGGCGAGTCGCGATTCATCGCCATTCTGCGCGACCACGTGGAGCGCGGCGTCATCGTCTCCGCGCGCGCATCCGCTGCACTGAACGCGGCCGAACCCGATGCTACTGCCTGACATCCCGAGAGGACCAACATGGACCACCGAACACCTTCAAGCCTGTCTGGCCCGGCACGTAGCGCGCCTTCCGCGGCTCGACCGAATGCGCTTCTTCGAGGCCTGGGAGCGCCGGCACGGACGAGCGTCGGCGGCGAAGCTGAACGATGCGGCCAAGGCAGCCCATCGCCAGCTGTCGAGTGGTTCGAGGAGCGCGCAGCCGTGATCGAGTTTGAGGGCGGTGAGCGCCGGATTCACGCGGAGTCGATGGCGCTGCGCGAGGTGGTCGAGCACATGGGCAAGGCTGCTGGGCGCGAGGCGTATGACCACATGAACGCGCGGAGGGCCGCGGCATGACCTTCCGCCTACCCATCGACGAGCAGCGCTACCGCGAGCAGACCGAGCGCCAGGCCAGCATGCCGGGCGTGATGAGTCCGACATTCCGGTGCGTGGATTGTGGCCGGCGGAGCTCGATGAAGGGCAGCAAGCGCACTGCCGTCGGCAGCATCTGTGCGAGCTGCCATCAGGCGCGCGAGCAGCGCAGAGCGGGGAAGGGGGCGGCATGAGAAAGGAAATCATCGGGAACGCCGTTCTCTACCTGGGCGATTGCCGCGACATCCTGCCGACGCTGCCGAAGGTGGATGCGGTGATTACTGATCCGCCGTATGGGATCAAGCGTGATCGCGGGATGGGGGGCGGCGGATGGGACTCGACCGGCCGTTACCGTCGCCAGCCGAAAAAATATGAAGGCGGATGGGACGGGGACGTGCCAGCCGCCGACCTGTTGCGCCAAGTCATCGCCGCGGCGGATGTGGCTGTGATCTGGGGCGGCAACTACTTCGCGCTCGATCGTGGCGGGAAGTGGCTTGTTTGGAACAAAGAGCAAGTCATGCCGAGCTATTCCGACGCTGAGCTGGCATGGACGAACGCCGACGGTGAAAGCGTGAAGCTCTTTACCCTGCACTGCAACAAGGCACGCATGGAAATGGGGATGCACCCCACGCAAAAGCCGGTTTCCTTGATGCAATGGTCGATGGATCAAGCGAAGGTGCCCGCCGCCGCAACAGTGCTTGACCCGTTCATGGGTAGTGCGTCAAGCGGCGTTGCAGCGCTAAAGTCCGGCCGCCGCTTCATCGGCATCGAAAGGGAAGTCAAATACTTTGATATTGCGTGCAGGCGGATAGACGACGCCCAGCGTATGACCGACATGTTCGCGCACGAACCGCGCGACGCCTACGAGACAACCGCGCAGCAGGCGGACTTGCTGGAGGGGGTGAAGTGATCGCCTTCGAAATCCCCGGCCCGCCCATCGGCAAGGGCCGCCCGCGAGCCTTTCGCATGGGCAACAGCGTGCGCATGCATACCCCAGAGAAAACCGCCAGCTACGAAAGCATGGTCAAGCTGGCCGCGCATCGCGCGATGAAGGGCGCCGGGCTGATGGCGTTCCCGGTGGCGCTGTCGCTGATTGTGCTGCACCCGATCCCGAAGAGCTGGAGCAAGCGCAAGCAGGAGGCCGCGCTCGCCGGCACGGAGCGCCCGACGACCAAGCCGGATGCGGACAACGTGGCCAAGGCCATAGCGGATGCCTGCAACGGCATCGTGTGGGTTGACGACGCGCAGGTGGTCGAGCTCCACGTCAGCAAGCGCTACAGCAGCACGCCGGGCGTGATGGTCGAGGTGAGGCCGGCATGATCTGCGCCCACTGCCGCCGCCCGCTCAGGCGCCCCGCCGCGATGGTCGGCAAGCTGGCGTTCGGCCCGGTGTGCGCGCGACGGCTCGGGCTGCTGGCGCCGCCGTCGGTGCGGCATGCGGTGTGCGATGTGCGGTATCGGGTGGAGCGCGACGAGCGCACGCCGGACCTGTTCGCAAGGATTGCAGTCTGATGGCGTACCGTGTCGGCGAGGCTCACCCGCATGCCGTGCTGACCGACGAGGAGGTCGACCGGCTGCTCGAGGACCGCGGCCCGGATCATGCGCCGCGGATGAGCTACACCGAGCTCGCGCGCAAGTGGGGTGTGTCCAAGTCGTGCGTGCGCGACATCGTGACCGGCTCGCGCCGCGGCCGGCTCGCTGCCGAGCGTGAGGTGGTGAAGCTGGAGTTCGTCGTGTCGCTGCCCACGCGCAGCAAGATCATGCGCCGCGGTGGCGCGAAGTGGCTGGAACAAGTGGTGGCGCAGGCATTCCGCGAGTGCGCCAGGGAATTGGAGGAACGAGAGTGAAGGAGCGCGGACTGACACCGAAGCAGGCGCGGTTCGTCGATGAGTACCTGAAGGATCTGAACGCGACTCAGGCGGCGATTCGTGCCGGGTATAGCAAGAAAACGGCAGAGTGGATCGGACCTCAGTTGCTTACGAAAAATCACGTCGCGGAAGCGGTTGCGAGCCGAATGAGGGCGCGCGAGAAGCGAACCGAGATCACGCAGGACCGCGTGCTTCAAGAGTACGCGCGGCTCGCGTTCATCGATCCTGCAAAGCTGTTCGACGAATCCGGGCGCCCGCTGCCGATTCAGAAGATGGACGAGGACACGCGGCGCGCGATCATCGGCGTGGATGTGGCTACCGTCGGCAACGACCAGATGGGCATTGGCGAGGTGTTGAAGCTGCGCCTGGCGGACAAGCGCGCCGCGCTCGATTCCGTTGCGCGTCACCTGGGCATGTTCAACGACAAGCTGGACCTGAACGTCACCGGCCCACTGGCCGAGCGACTGGCGAGGGCGAGAGAGAGGATAAGAAAGTGAAGAAGTCCAAGAAAAAGCAGCAAAAAGACGAATATCGTTGCTATCGCGAAGAGGAGATAAACCGGGCTGTCGCCAATTCGGCCGGGGGGATTCTGGGGGCTTTTGCGGAGGTTGATAATTTTCTGGCAGCAGAGCAAGAGGCTTCAGCCCTAATCAAAAAAGCCAAGAAAGCCAATACGCATGGCTGACGTTGAGCAGGATCTGATCGATCTTGCCGGCGAATGTACGCACGACCCGGTGCGTTGGGCGCAGTTGGCCTATGACTGGGGGCACGGCGAGCTGGCCGACTACGACGGGCCGCGCGTATGGCAGGCCGAGATGCTGGCCGAGATCCGCGACCACCTGCAGAACCCGGCCACGCGCCACCAGCCGCTTATGATCGCACGCGCGTCCGGCCACGGCATCGGCAAGTCGGCCGGCATCGGCATGGTGGTGAATTGGGCGGTTTCGACCTGCGAGGACACGAAGGTCGTCATCACCGCGAACACCGACACACAGCTGCGCACCAAGACCGCGCCCGAGGTGGGCAAGTGGCAGCGCCTGGCGATCACCTCGCACTGGCTCGACGTGCAGGCCACCAGCGTGGCGGCGCGCGACAAGGACCACGCGAAGACCTGGCGCGCGGACTTCGTGCCGTGGTCCGAGCACAACACCGAGGCGTTCGCCGGCCTGCACAACAAGGGCAAGCGGATCGTGCTGATCTTCGACGAGGCTTCGGCCATCGCCGACAAGGTGTGGGAGGTTGCCGAGGGTGCGCTGACCGACGAAGGTACGGAGATCATCTGGATCGCCTTCGGCAACCCGACGCGAAACGTTGGGCGCTTCCGTGAGTGCTTCCGCCGGTTCAAGCACCGATGGAAGGCGCGTCAGATCGACAGCCGCACCGTGGAAGGCACGAACAAGGAGCAGATTGCCAAGTGGGCAGCCGACTACGGCGAGGACTCCGACTTCTTCAAGGTCCGCGTGCGCGGCATGTTCCCGTCGATGAGCGCGCGCCAGTTCATCGGCGAGGCTGACGTGG